AAACATTATTATTAAGCATTATTGAACCTCACCAAATGGATTGTTCTCACTGAAAAGGATATCTTCACCTTCAGTTTTAAATTTATTATTATCAGCGTAAGACTCTGTTCTATCAATATCAATATCAATTGTTGATGTAGCAGTAGCAACTGTTCCAGATGGTGGATTAGAAAGTGTTATAGTAGGAGCAGATGAATAACCAGAACCACCATTTGTCACAATAACAGATACAACTTTATCTGAATTAGAACCTGTACCAAGAACTGCAGTAGCCGTAGCTGCACCAGAAGAAAATGTTACAGTTGGAGCGGATGTGTATCCAGATCCACTATTAGTGACAATTATTTCAGTAACACTCCCATATGGGTTTCGTGTAGTATTAGTGCTAAATGTCTTAAGTGTCTCAAATCTATCAACCTCTGCGATACCAGTATCAATACGTTCACTGCTATATTGGAATAGTTCAACTTGAAGTTTGTAAACATAAAGTTTACCAAGTTGATAGAATGGATCTTGATGTTGAACAAATTTGATTTCGAACAAACCTTTAGTTAGTGGAAAGTATAATAGATCACCTTCATTTGGGCGAGTTGGAATGATAGTAACACCATAACGACCAACCAGCTGTTCCCAACGACGACGAGCAACAACAAGAGTTGCTGACTGTTCCATCATTAAACCAAACTTCTGAATAAAAGCACCTTGTCCAGCCAAAGAATCTACGTTCTCAAAATACATTTCGATTGGAAAAGATGATTTGAATTCGCTGAGTCTATCTTCACCAAGGATCTCATCCTTAGATATAAGAGTTCTTGGGATATAGAAAAAGTCTTGACCATAAATCTTTAAAGATTCAATAATCAGATCTTCAATGAGCAATTGCTCAGTTCTAATACCGTTTGTGAAGTAAACATTACGAGACATAATTTAACCTATGAAAAAGTCAAGGGGAGCAGATTTATTTTGTAGTTCTTCCTCTAGGTCTTTAATTTCTTGAATTGCTTCTTGGTATAATTTATCACCATCAAGAGTAACACCACCTGGAAGTTGCAATCCTTGGAACTTCTTAAGGTTGGTCGCCCATTGTCTTTTAAACAGCGCAGTAACATAGTGTTTCAACCATTGCTCATTATATACTTTCACATACTCTGTGGGATCCATTGCACGATATCCTTGAACGATAATATAATCGCCAAGAATAAAATCTGTCTGCCAATTAGCGTCTAGGTATAATTTGTTGGATAGACGATTAAATCGGAAATTCTGATGACCATTTAACTCTAGGTCTAGTAATGCTAAATGACTCATAACAGTCTTATAGTAAATAAGACTAGTTGATGTTAGATCATACAAATCGTTTAAACGTAGCTGATATTGTAGATCAAAAATATTTTTAGATGAGGATGCTTGTCCCATCCCAAGAATTTTACCAACACCCCAAACATAATCTGGGATTTCAATATATCGTTTATCATACTCACGTAATATTATGCTGTGATCTACTGCCCAGTCACCAGGATCTCCATCAACATGAACTGGTCCACCACTATCCCAGTCACCAGTTACATTTTTAACAAGAATAGTTCCAGTACCACTATCCATGGTAGATTCTACATCTGTTTGACGACAAACTGTGGCTACCCCACCATTGTCATTAGTTAGTGTCGCACCGATTGGTGGAATAGATCCAATATCAATAGCTGTTAAAACAGAAGCACGAATTTGTTGCTTCATGTAGATTTGTTCGATTCCTTCATAATGATACAAACGCCAATAATCTAATGCTTCATCAAGACGATCTTCTAACTGATCATCATCCACGTTAATTTCAAGCACAGGAGCGCCCAACGCTCTAAGAGCATATTGTTTTAATGTTTCTCTACTATTTACTGGCATATAATTATCCTAACGCAATAGACATTGCTACAGCTTTATTTAGTGCTTCCCTAACTGCAAACTCTGTGGTGGCAATTTGGGTTGTAGATGTTGCAGCAGCTGCAGTTGGCGCAGTGGGTATTTGAAGTAACGCTACACCACTAGAAGATGCTGTAGAAACTGATGTCCCATCAACAATAGTAGTAATTGTACCAGTTCCTGCGTCTGACACAGAGACACTGCTATTTCCCTGAGAAATTTGATTGGAGGATCCTCCAGCCGATGCAGCCGCAAAATAATCAATTACATTGGAAGAAGTTTTAAAATATAATTTTCCGTCAGTATAATTAAGAGCAACTTCACCATAAGATAAATCACTTGTTAGCGGAACTTTTGCCGCAGTCGATGACTTCTTAAGAAGAACTTTATTCGCCATACCCAAACCTTAAAAAAGGAAACAAAAGAGAGGAGTAAAAACTCCTCTTTACTTATTAATTAATATGTACCACCGTCAATATCACCCCAAACTGGAACACCTGAAGAGTTCATTTGAAGAACTTGACCATCAGTACCAGCTGCACGTTTTGCTAGTGTGTTTGTGGCAGAAGCATAGATCAAATCACCAGTTGTATAGCTAGTTAAACCAGTACCACCATAACCAGTTCCAATAGTTGTACCATTCCAGGTACCAGAAGAAATAGTACCAACAGTGGTAATGTTTGAACTACCAGCAGCAGGTGCAGCACCGACAGTACTGTAATCAACAGTTCGTGCAACACTGCCATTGAATGTCGTGCCAGCCGCAGCACCACCAGTTGAGTTAAATGTTATTGCATTAGTAGTGTTGGCTGTAATTGTGCCAGAACTACCAAGAGAAATAGAAGTTCCATTAACAGTAACTGAACTATTTGCTAGGTATGCATTCGCAATTGCTGTGCCATTCCAGGTACCAGTAGTAATTGTGCCTAGAGTTGTGATGGAAGTCTGACCAGCATATGTAGATGCGATAGTAATAGCATCAGAAGAAACTGTAATTTTATCAGCTGTACCACCAACTGCAAGAACACCAGAAGAATATGTTAGACCATCACCTGCAAGAGATGATTTAAGTTGTAGCGAATCAGAAACGATTTCGATACCACCAGATGCAGCAACTTGAACATCAAGAGTATTACCAGTCTTAGTAAGAGCAGCACCAGCAACAATCATACCAGCGCCAGAGAACTGAGTAAATACTAGTGCATCAGTTCCAACTGTTAGAGGTGCATCTGAAGTGATAACATAACCGTTATCAGCATTTAGAGAACCTTCTTCAACGAATAAGAATAGACCTGGAGATACTTCGTTTGGTTCGTCAGCGTCTGAAGCACGTGACCATGCACCAGAGGCAACAACGTAAATACCGTTTTGTACAGCATTAGTCTGGTCTTTAACCAAGACACGATTACCAACTGATAGTGCAACACCATCAATAGTTTGTGTACCAGAAAGAGTAATATTTGCAGTAGTTGCAGCACGAACAGATTGTTTAACATCTAGACCAGAACGAGCAGCATCAACATATGCTTTAGTGGCAGCATCTTGTGCGTCAACTGGATCAGCAAGACCTGTAATCTTGTTGGAACCCATTGCTAGGTTTCCAGTTAATGACATACCTGCAAATGTTGGTGTCGCACCAGAGTGGATATTCTGTGGTAGAGATAGAGTTACTGCTGCAGTCTCAGAACCAGAACCAGAAACACTAACTTGGTTAGTAGTACCAGCGATAGTGGCTACGTAGTTACCAGTGGTTTGAGTTCCAAGGTTAACATTAGAGATGCTAACTGCACCAGAGCTAACACTGAAGTCTGCAGATGCGAAAGAAGCAACACCCTTATTGCTTGAAGTGGCATCTTCGGCAGAAACGGTAATTGTATTATTTGTTACTGCAACATCAATACCTTCGCCACCAGAAATGGTAAGTGTATCAGATCCAAGAGAGACTGAGTCAGTACCAGTATCACCAGCAATACTCAAAGTAGTAGAAATCGAGGCAGTTCCAGCTGCAGTCAAACGACCTTTGGAGTCAACTGTGAAGGTTGGAATTGCTGTAGCAGAACCATAGGAACCAGGAGTGACTGTGGTGTTTGCAAGAGTTGCTGTACCAGTTACATTACCTGTCCCATCAAAAGATCCAGAGGTATAACTAACATCACCAGTTAAAGAGATTGTACGACCAGTTGCTAAAGCAGTGGCAGTAGATGCATTACCACTTAAAGCAGCAGAAATTGTGCCTGCAGAAAAATTACCAGAAGCATCACGTTTAACAATAGTTGAAGCAGTGTTTAGATTAGTCGCTGCACTAACTTGACTGGTAAAATATTCTCCACCAATAACAATATGATTCGCTGCATTACCTGCAGTTTCAGTACCCATACCAATGTATAGAGTCTGTCCACCGTTTGAACCATTGTTGGTTAAATTAGAATATGCCAATTCACCAGCCGCAAGTGTGGTTGGATTTCCTGATACGGAACTGCGTTTTATACGGATTACTGAAGCCATTTATTTTCTCCGATTTTACTTTTAATTGTTATTATATTAAAATTCACCACCTTCCATGTTCTGCGCATCAAGCGTAGTGCTGGAAGTCCATCTGTTTGTTGTTGTTCTATAAATTAGAATGGAACCTGTCGTTAATCCATTTGTACTTGTGTCTACATCAGCAACTGATGCCAAGGTGTCTACAGTGGCGGGATTAGCTAAATTTGTAGACGATAATGTCAAATTGGTTTCTTGTACAGTGGCTAAAATGCCAGTATCACTATCAACTACTGCTGTAATATCTGTCATGTTATATCTGAGTTATTTGTGGGGTTACAGTTGCAACACCTTCTACAACTCTAGTTTTTACACCTCCACTAGAAGTGATTTCTAGGTCATAGAGATATCTTCCTGGAGTGATTGCTTCAGATTGTACTGCAGTTAGAGTCATTCTAACCTGCCCATTAACTGCATTGTAAATCGTTGGGTTTAAACTAAAAGCAGTGCTGGAAGCATATGACTTTCTCATCTGAGAAGCCACAGTATATCCAGTTAAATCAAGTGCGGTACCACTGGTTCCAGTTACAGTAATGATATTACTATAATTAGCACCTTGATCTATGAAAATGTTTGCTTGAGTCGCCACCGAAATCCTCCAATATACCTTTTATTTATTCGTTTTGTAATCTTGAAAATAAAAGTCCCTCCAGAAGAGGGACTTTATACCATATATTCAAATATCTTAACAAAAATAATGATCAATACTTGCCTTCTGCAAAGACATTGATAAACACTGTGCCATCCTCTAGCGCCTCGATCTCGTGCCACTCCGCTGCCCTCAAATTGATGGGTTGCGTGGTCTTGTCGATCACTTTTTCGATTCCCTCTTTGCGAATCACGCACGATCCAGAAGCGCAATAAGTGGCGTGAGCAAATGTATGCTCATGCCGTGGCAGTCCCTCACCCTTGTTGGCGTGGTAGATATTCAACTGCGCTCCATCGTAGGTAAAGGCATGGCGTGGTGCTACGGTGTTCATATTTCTTCTTTCACAAATGGAACATCCATCCATTTACCTGTATAGCCTTGAGTTGAATTGATATATCTGACTTGTAATACCTGAGTACCATCTTTCTTAACTAAGATTCTGAATTCAGGTGAACTACCGGGATAAATCACAATTCTTCAGTTCCTGTGGTTATAGGTTGTTCCTCTACTGGTGCAGGGGGTGGCGGTGGTGGAGGAATATATTCAGCAATTGCCCCAAAATCACCCGCTACTGCTCTGGCATAAATCTCTTTGGTGTGGTCATACATATCATTTGGGTTTGCGCCAAACGGAACTGCTTCAGCAAATTGGTCAAATTTGACCATGCAAGTGATTGATGAGTGTTCGGCATCTGTCCACATTAAATCTGTAACTGTTGTGTATGTAAACATTTTTATTTTCCTTTAAGCATAACGAACCCAAAGACCGCTTTGTGCAATACTACTATTATTACCCGTTGCTGGAGACAAACAACGCCATGATCCAGTATTTACTAAAGTTTGACCCCCACTAACCCTACTATTAGTAAAAATAAAATTACCACAATCACTAAGAACATCAGCTCCAACTGATACTGAATATAAAGAACTTCCTGCTAGTGTTGAATTAACCCCGTAACTTGTAGCATTTAGTGGCCTACCAGTCACATAACTACCAATTGCGTAAAGAGTAGTATCAGTAATTGCCCCTGTCTGCCCATTAAGGGATGTCACACCGCCAGAGGATGGGGTTATCCAGCTAGGTGCAGCAGCACCGTTTGATTGCAGGATTTGACCAGAGGTGCCAGCCGCCAGCATAGCGGTAGTGCCTGATGCACTTTGATAAGGAACCTGACCAGCACCGCCACCAGCGAGGTTGGTTGCTGTGGTGGCAGATGTTGCACTGGTTGCGGTAGTTGCTGATGTTGCTGTGGTTGCACTAGTTGCAGTAGTAGCTGACCCTGCTGCAATAGAGGACTGGTCGATCCACGCA